CTGTCGTCGTGCTTAACAGCCGAAGCAACATCCATCAGTACATTACCCCTTCTATGATTCATAATTCTTTCATAGATTGGATCGGGATAAGCATCTGGAGCACTTGGATTGGCAACAATGTCTACAGTAATGATCTCAAAATCTTTCACATGACCGCTTTCATTGACGTTACCACTGCCTCTGCTTGACACGCCTAGTTTGACACCGCTTTCCAATAGGGTTTTACAAATGTTTCCCATTGGAGTCGGAAGTATTTTTAGTTTACCTATACCGTTGTTACCATCAATATCCATCTCTGTGATCATGTGTGATACACGATCAAGATTGATGTTAAGGTCGTCTGGGTGGTCGGCTTCGCCTAAAACACTAAATCCTTTTTTAATTTTTTCATTAATTGCTTTAACAGCAGAATGAATTTCTTTAGCAGGATAAATTCTATTGTTTTGGTTACGTACATCACCTTCGATAAAGATACCTTTCATATACAGGCTTTTGCCACCGTTGGCTTCTTCAATAGCCTCGGTGACAATGTTTGCCTGATTATATGTTAAGTGCTCTTGTAAAGACTTATACATAACTTACTTCATTTCTCTTTTTGGTTTTGGTGCTGGCTTTGGGTCACCTGCATCTTCTGGACCTGTTACGCCCATGTCTTTTGCTGCTGGTGCTTTAGCACTTTTTTCTTCTGCGCCTGCCATGTCAACTGCTTTGCCACCCATGTCGTTTTTACCTGCAACTGGTGATGCGCCGCTGTCTGTATTGTCTGGCATGCTTACGTTAACTTTTGATAGCTCAACGCCTTCTTCTAAACCGTCGAATTCTTCTTCTAGTTCTTCGTCGTCTGAATCATCGTCTGCTGCTTCGAACGCAATTTCTTCCATTTCTGGCTCTTCTTCGCCTTCGTCGTCGCCCATCATATCTGCAAATGCTGCACGTAGTTCTGCAATTGCATCTTCAACGTTTGCCATTGCTTCTTCTGGTTCTGGTGCTTCTTCTTCGCCTTCGTCGTCCATGTCCATTGCCATGTCCATTTCAGCGTCATCTGCATCCATATCTTCTTCGTCTTCGTCTTCGCCGAAAACTTCTTCTGCTTCAATTTCTTCTTCTGCTGACTCAATGTCATCTAAGAAATCTTCTTCTGCATCATATGAATCGATTGCTTCTTCAACTTCTTCTTCTGATACATTGTATGTTTCGTCTAAGTCTTCTTCTTGAATATCTTCTTCTACTGACTCATCACTTTCAGAAAGTGCTGCCCAATGATTTTTTGCTTTCTCAACAAAAATGTCGTGTAGAAGATCAGATGCCTTCTCACGCTCTTCATTTACAAGATACTCAAGGACTTTAACTAGTGAATCCTTGTGATTGCTCATTATATATCTCCTTAAAATATTTTCAGGCTTACCATGACTGGTTTACAATTATTATTTAGTAACCAAGACGTTTTACTAGGTAAAAAGGGTGTAAAAACGGTACTTTTTGACTAATTGTCAAAGATAAGTATATATTACACTAAATTATTCGGAAGGTGCACGGTAGATTTGCTGTACTTTTTCTAGTCTACTAGCATGTTCTACTTTGTGAATCTCACGTTGTTTACGCAATCTATTAAGATGTTTTAGTGTTAATCTACTACGCCTAACATCGTTAATATCACGATTGCTGTACTCATCGTCTTGTGCTTCGTAGTATTCTCTTAAAAATTCTCCACTACGCATTATACTTCTCCCCCAGGCGCTGCAGGTGTCGTTGCATTCTCTGAACCTGTAATCGGTGAGTCACCGCTTTCAGTATCGCCTGCTTCTAAATCTCCCATGTCAGGAACACCTTCTCCGTTGTCTACGTCAAAGCCTCTAACGCCAACACTACCTAGTCCTGGCATACCATCTGCGTCCGGTGATGTTCCTGATTTGTTTTCTTCGAACCATAGGCGCTCGTTTTCTAGAATCTCGTCTTCGGTTAAACCTAAGTACTTGCTTAGTATAAAGCGTCTACTTAGATAAGGAGATCCTTCTAGGCCGCCGAACACATTAGCACGGGCAGCATGTATTTCAATTTCTTTATATTGACTAAAGCTCTGTGGTTCTACAAATTGTATATTAAAAATACTAGTATCAATACTAATACCTCTGTTCTTTAAGAACAGTTTAAACTCTTTGTCAAATGTTGGTGCAATAATTTTTTGCAGTCTTTGACAATATTGATTGAATCTATATTCTTGAATAAACGCTGTGCCTACACGACCATCTACGTGTGTTGCTGTTCCATCTTCTGGTCCAGTTGGCAAATAACTACTAGGTACACGCAATGCTCTTAGCATTTTGTTTGTAAAGTAACGCAAGTCATCAATCTGTCCCAAGTTCTCACCGCCTGGTAGCACTTCAACTTTTGAACCTCTACCTTCTGCAGTTTGAGCAAAGAAGTAGTCTTCCATAATACTTAATGGGTTGTATGCAGCGTCCATAATAGTTGTGCCGCCACCTGTTTTACTTGGAATACGTTTTTGGTGAATTTCATTTTTAACACGCTCAACAAAGCCCATTGCTTTGTTTGCTGGCATGTTACCTACGTCTACATAAAATACACGTCTTTCAGGCGCACGTTGTACACGGTAGATAATGATACTATCTTCTAGTAGTTCTTTTTGCTTGTAAGTCTTAAAGATTGGATCTAGTATACTTGCACCAAACGGATAATCACTGTCCATACCTTCTGTTAATGCTGCATGGATAACGTGTGTTGCATCAACATTATATTCTTGAATGTTTCCGATACCACTGTTAGCATAGTTGCCTGAACCCGCACCATAACCGTTACGGTCAATAGTGTTGCCACGCATCATACTATTAACAGTACTATAAGTGTTAGCATGTTGTACAGGCTCACTTACAGTTTTTGTTTTCATGTTTAAATCTAAGTTTTTAACTATGTATTGCTCTGGCTCTTTGCCTTCCGCTTCATTGATAATAACTTTAGTAACGTCAACAGGGTTAACATAATACAACTCCCATGTTTCTGGATCACGGATAAAAAATTGATCGCCGTACTTTACAGCATTGCGGAATGTTTTAAATAGTCGTCTGTCCCAGTCTTGCAAGTTGCACCACTGACGAAGTGACTGCTCTAAAATTTTTGCTTCACTTTCTGTAGTATCACCTACATAATCAATTGCAAAAGGTAAATTGTTTGTTTCGTCTAACTGTGTGCTAAACTCAGCAATAATGTCAAGGGCAGCATTAATTTCACTGTCCATATCCATTTGGTCATACTGTGCATATCTTTCAACACGGTTAGGTTGACCACTGTATACTTCAGGTAGCCAACTTTGAAAGCGACTAGCACTGCTAGGTTTCATCTCAGAACTTTGTCCTTGATATACAGTAAAGTGTTTTTTCCAACTCATAAGAATACTCTTTTTTCTATTATACTATATTTATCGAAGTTGTCAAGTGTTAGTTAGTAGGACCTGGTAATGTTGGTAGTATTGAAGCAAGACGTCTAAGAACTTTCAATAATTCCTCATTTACGTTGCCACCTTCATTCAATGATCGTTTGAAATCTTCAGATGTTTCTTTCCATTGTGTTAACATACCATCGAAAAACTTATGCATTGGATTTTCGCTATCTTCGCCAAACAAATTATCGATCACTTTTTTAGCCTCTGGGCCTAGTTCGTCACCTTCTAAACCTAGTGCAGCAAGTCTCATTATATCTGCACCAGGAACACCCATTGCTCCTAAAATACTTGCCATAAACGCAACATTTTCGCCATCTACAGAAGAATTTACTTCACGTATTTGATTTAATAAACCTTGTGCACCGGACAACATTGTTGTTGTTTCCGTCATAAAACTAATTGCATCTGTAAATCCTGCAGATGATGGTAAATCTGCTAATGCTTTAACAAATTTAGGAAATTCATTACTAGTAAGATCCATGTCAAATGCTTCAGTAATTTGAGTCATTAATGTATTTCTCAATTCGTTACCAAATCGTTGCATTTCGGCAGCAGTTCCAGCCATTGCTAAAGAACCATCATCCATTGCATCTTGCATTCGCTGTGCAGCATCGTCAATTGCTTTAACACTACCTGCTAAACTATCTGCTCCTGTACTAACGGCTTCCATTCTGGCTGTTAGTAATGCAGTAGCACCTCTATTTCCTACTCTGGCTTGCTGTATTGTACTTTGCGAAGGTGTTAATTCTTTAAATTGATTTGCTAACTGATCTGCAACTCCGGCTACTGTTTTGGGATCTGTACCCGATTTAATCATAGATTCAAGTTCTTGTAGTGCATCTCTTATATTAATACCTTCACTTTGTGCAAATGCTGCAAATTCGCTGAAACCATCATTCATTGAATCCATTGGTAATCCAGCAAGTAAATTACTCATGGCTGTATCTAACATAGGACCTGCACTACCACCTAATTGTGAAAGTCCTTCAATTGCACTATTGGCTGCAACTCGCTGTTCCTCATTAAGAGATGCAAGCATCGCAGCATTAATTGAATCTTGTCTAAATGCTTGACTTGCTTTAATTCTATCTCTAATGTCTTGCCCGGTCATTTGAGCCATTTGCTCATTTAACTTTAACTGATTTTGTAAACTCAAAACCATTTCATCTTGTGCACGTTTACTGTTTAAATCTGATTGTAATATTCCACGTTTAATTTCGGCTTCGTCGGCAATTAATCTTGCCATTTCTTTACTTGCTAAACCAAAGTACCCAAATTCTTCAGTTCCTTCTCTGAAATTTTTAGTTAATTGTAATAATCTTCTTGAACCTTCGGACGTACTGTCACCTAGTGATCTTACTGCAATACCGCCTTGTGCTGTTATTTCTCCAAACTGTTCTAAACTTAATCCGATTTCAGCAGCGCCAGAACGAAAATTTGCTAAGTCGTCAGCATAGCCAGTTCCAACTCTACGCAAATTAGCCATAGAGTTTCCAAATTCTTCCATTATACCAAATAATGTTCCTAGTTGTGCACCCATTGCACCTAGGCCTAATGCTCCTAAGAAGCCTTCAGTCATCTGACTTCCAGATTCATTTCCAGAAGTTGATACCATTTTATTCATCACGCCGCCACCACGACTAGCAATGCGAGAACCGACACTTGAAGCCGACGATAATCCACCACGCAATTTTCCAAATACGCTACCTAACATACTGTTAGATTTTTTACCTTCTTCTCGGATAACTCGTATAAGACGATCTGTATTTCTTTCGTCTGCTGTAATTTCTTTTTGTACGTCTGCACCTAACCGCTGTGCAATTGCATTAAGTAAAGTAGATTGTTCACGTGATTCTGCAAAAATATCCTTGAGAGTTGCCTCAGATGCAAGATCTGACACATCAACTGTGACACTTTGTCCACCATATGGTATTGTAACTGTTGCCATTAACTACTCACTTAATTCAGATAAATAAACGTATAACACTAGTATTTATATAGGATAAAACATGAGCGATCCATTATCACATTTTTACAGAACAAAAGAAATATTTGTAAAACTTCCTAGCAAAGGACATTGGTATTCACAAAAACCAAATTTAACAGCAGATAACGAAATTGGTGTTTATCCAATGAGTGTTAAAGACGAAGTTTTGTTTAAAATACCAGACACATTGTACAACGGCGATGCTGTTTTTGAAGTTATAAAAAGTATTGCACCCGACATTATTGATCCTTATGAAATATGTCTTGTAGATGTTGACGTTTTGCTGTTAGCAAGTAGAGCAAATTTAAATAGCGGAGAAATATCTGTTACTGCAGGATGTCCTCACTGTCAAAAAATGCACGAGTATGAAATTAGACTAAAGGATATTTTAGCAAGAGTACAGCACATACCAACCACACCTGTTGAATTAGAACTATCAAACGGGTTAATCGTAACATTTAAACCTAATACACTTTCAAGTGTTACTGCTAGTCATATTATGAATACCGAAAGTATACGAATTGCTTCACAGATCACAGATGATACTGATCCTCAATATGCAAAAGAGTTATTTAAATCTAGTCTAGAAAAAACAACAGGTGCTACACTTGTTGTTGTAGCAGATGCAATCGAACAAATAAAAACACCAGACGGAACTATTGTAGATAGCATGGAAAGTATTACTAATTGGCTAGCAAATACCGATGCAGCCACAATTGAAATTTTAAAGAAGAATAGTGCTAAACTTAATAATTCTGGTATGCAAACAGATTTTAACTTTACTTGTAGTAATGATGAATGCGGAGAAGAATTTAAATCTCCACTTGACTATAATCCTGCTTTTTTTTTCACAAACAACTTAGACAAGCAAAAGACATAGATATTATCATCGAAGCAATCAATAAATCAGGAAAATTATTTAGAAAATCAGTTTTTGATTTAGTTCTTTACAGTGAAGGTAACTTTACTATGAATGACATTTGGGCAATGCCATTGTACTATTTCCACGAAATCATTGATGCAATGAAAGATAAAGCAGAAAGACAAAAGCAATCATTAGCAAGAAATTCAAACACTCAAACACTTTAGTTCGAAGAGCTAACGCTCATCGTCAAACTCATTTACATTCGTTTGAACTTTCTTTTTATATGATTTAGTTATTACCTTGGATTCAGTCGCACTTAGCCTGTTTACGGCTAAGCACAAAAAAATACCAGAGCATTACCCCGGAAACAATCGCACCGTTATAGCGAAACCTATAATAGGCAGAGGCGGTTGTGCGGTACCCCTTTACACGCTGCTTTCAACGCAAGTTACTGAGTTGCAATAACGGCTACTAACTCAGAAATACTCCCAGGTTACAATGGCGCAGTAGAGCCTGGTCTTTTGGTTTGTGTCCCCCAGCAAGTTCTGTTGGCAAGTACAAAGTACCGCCTCCTCAATGCTTTTAATAGAGGGGGTATGTTATTTTTTAAGAGATTCGGTAAGAGCCTTAGATCCGCCTACACGGACATTTATTATGCCATTATAATATTCGTCAGTAAGTAACACTTCTCTGTCGAACTGTTCTTTAGCCTCGAGGTACGATAACTGTCCTCTGGTTGTACAAAAATATAAGATTTCTCTAGTAAAGTTTTCTGTGCCTAGTTTTTCTATATCTGCTTGCAAATGATCTGAAGATCCCCAATAGTCTCTCCAATCACTTTCAACAAGTGTTCTACGTTTTCGTTTTTTGCCTTTTAATGGTGGCCTGGTTTTTTTAAACTGTGATAGTTTCTTGCCTATATACTTTTTGCCATTAGTCAGATTTGTAATGAGATATACAAAGCCGATAAATTCTTGTGGTATTTCCTCTACGGGTTTACCTTGGTATGTCCATTGCATACGTTATATATATCTTTGGTCCTCATAAATCTACTGATTATGGTATTGTTTTTTCAAAATTTCAAAAGTTTGTTTCCAACCGTTGTCAATTTGGTGATACACATCACTACGTTTTGCAATATCCCAATCATTGCCGCCTGGAAAACATTTATCGCCAAAAAATACTACGTTGCCTTTTATATGATTTAGTGCTTGGCCTTTGTTGTGTCCTGCTTTAAAAATATCAATACTAGTTTCGCCTGCTACTAGTGCCTCTGCTTCGTTGCCAAAAAGTTTATTAAATTCTTCTGATACAGTATTGCGAGCCTTGTGTTCTTTTTCCCATTGTACATATCTTTGTCGTTGTTCAAAATTTGCGTTTCTGCCACAAATACTAAAGTTTGCTGTGCCTGTACGTTGTTCTATATGGTTGCCTGTTTTTTCTGGATAGTCTATTTTACTTAAAGCGTCCTCTAAAAAATAGTATTGTTCTGTTGAAAGTTGCCAATTATTACGTTCGTATTCTTCTGTGCCTTTGTATACATGATTGCCACTACAGTGAAAAACTAAGTCAAAACTATTTGTTAACTTTTCACCAATTTGTT